AAAGCCAGACAAAAATGGAATCTAAACGTAGGTGGGCGCACTGAAGAAGAATTCTTCAGCACCAATGGTTGGTCAGCAGAACGTATTGGCGATGCACCTGCTGAACAAACTCCCAGATATGAAATCTACAACAAACAAACTGGTAACTCGGTAGAGCCTGCTGATGGCATTACCAACGATGCAGACGCACTAGTTCGACTCAATGATTATATTGAACACGGTCCACATGCACTACAACGAGGACAGGCCACTGCCATGTTTGGTATTCGCACCACCGGCGGGGTTGAGATTGTGGACATAGACATACCAATGGCTCAGGGCCGTGCTCAAACAAGTCCAACTGGACAATGGAAAATAGTTGACGGATTGAATCGTGAATTATATCGTTTCCGTCCTGCAGAAAACACAAGAGAAAGAGCCAACTACTTGGCAAGAGTATGGGCAGATACACATAACTTTGATGGTAATTATCAAGTTGAACCAGTAGAAGAAAACGATGTGGTTCCACAACCGGACGTGGTGCCGCTATATCAACCAGCACTCACACCGGATCAACAACAAGGCGGCTTAATTGACGTTGCCGGAGAGCAACCTGTGTCAGGATCCACAACAGACCTAGCACAGCAACGAGCCACACCAGGCACATTTACAGGTGCTTGGAAGATCATAGACAATGATGGCAACGAGATGCATAGATTCTCGGGCGTAGGTAATAATCAACGTGATGCTAACCGTGTGGCCACACAATGGGTTCAAAACAACGGCTACGCTTACGGCACAGAGATTGATGTTGTGCCAATCATGAGCGAAAGCATTGCGGAAGGCGGCAGTGCTGTTATGGCCAATACTGCTAAACGACTAGTCAACAAAGATGATGGTAAGGTTGCTAAACTACGTGCCGCCGGCGATAAACGCCGTGAAGAACATTTAAAAGGCAGAAACATTGCCAAACGTGACACCGCCGGCAAAAATGAATGGGATATAGCGGAAGGCGCAGGCGCAGATAAAAAATACACGATTAAAAAATCTTACACCATGTCCAAGGCTGGTGTAGAAAAATCTGTATGGCACATTATGGACGGTGACTTTGTGGTAGACGTTACTGACTTGAGACGCGATGCCAAGTACTATGCCGACAAGTGGAATGCTGCCGAGAAGGAATCATCTAACGCATCTCAAAATCAGCACAAGCAAGGCATTGCTGAAGGCATTTCTAACAGCCCACAAACAGTCACACGAATAGATTCTCAAAAAATCAAAGACTTTGGCTCTGATCTCAAGAACTACAAGCATACAGATGATTGGTCACAAAGTGGCATCGACACTGGCAATGACTCCTATTGGCAAAAGAAAAATCTTAAAACCAATGCCACTAAAGGATTGTTTGCAGGTGATCCACATAGAACAGCATTGTATGCCACTGGCAATGCTCATGAAACACGCTATGTAGAATTTACACGAAACGGACAACCTGTTGTGTATTTTGATCAAAAAGATTTGCCCAAGATGCGTGGCCGCAAAACTTATCTTACTGTGTTTGATGCCGCAAACTTTAGAAAATTACCAACCGGAGAATACTTTAGTGAAAACCCCGGGACACCACTGAAACAAACTGAAATCAGTGATCCGTTCCAATACATTGCCAGCCAAGGATGGATTGTGCGTGTCACATCCAACTTAAACAAAGTATTCAATCAAGTTCAATCCATGCACAAGACCGGAAAGATTCAACAATACGGTGCTGAAGGCATGGCGGAAGGCTTGTTAAGAGAATTTGCACCTAGCGGACAGGGCGGAAATAATTCAGGGCGCTGGTACACCGATGACGAGCTTGCAGACATCATTGGTGATGATTGGTTTGAAGACTTTGATGTCAGCCACGACGGATTCAACATTGATGCCTACGGCGAAAAAGCCAAACAAAATCTAGTAGGGTATGCCAACACCTGGTTTGATGATAAAGGTTATAATGTCAACGTGATGGGTGTAGAACATAATGAGGTTGATCATAATTTAAAATGGTACATTGTTGGTAGTTTTCACAATCCTGGCTTTGTCAATAAAGGTGTGGCGGAAGCAAGTTTGGCTACCATGCGAAACTACTTTGCCGGGGCAGAACAAACACAAGGTAATACTCAGATCAATGATCCTAAAAACTGGATTCAGAAAAGATTTAGAAGCCCAGCAGAATATTCCAGCTGGTTAAAACAAAATAAAATAGCTGGTACGCCAATGCCAGTGTCTGCTGTCAGTGAGGAACAGGAATTTTATCCAATGCCATTACGCACAAGCGAGTACCGTGGCAAAACACATCCTGCTACCAATAAGCCGTACGATATTAAGTTCAAGTTCTCCGGAGACCTAAAAGATCGTGTACATAGTTTGTTGGATGCTGGAACCAAACCCACATTGTTGCAAGTTAATCCACGCCACTTGTTGGCCACACAAGACTGGCTGAGCAATCACGGCGGCGGCAAGCCACCATTTGCCACAATGAAACAACATCCTGTTGTGCTACAAAAAAACAACAAGCTGTACATACTTGACGGACATCATAGATCCGCTGATGCACTCAACACCGGTACTTCTATTGAAGTATACTTGTTTCGGGATGAACTATGAGAGCACATGAGTTTGTATCAGAAAGCCGGGAAGAATTTAACCAAGCACTATTGCAACCTGGATTTAAATTCACTCAAAAAATCAACAGCGTTACCTATAAAGTAACAAGTGAGCCAGGACAGCTCACGGTCACAGCCTGGGATCCTGAAGGAAAACAAATTGGTCGTGCGGTGTTCTGGAAACATCAGACTCGTTCTGGGTTAGAAAGTCAGACCACCGAAGTTGCTCCTTGGTGGCGAGGCAAAGGCATTGCCACCAACATGTATGCTATTGTGCGCATGCTGGGTGGAAATATAAATCCATCATTGCACCAGAGCAAACAAGGAAAAGACATGTGGAAAAAGTGGCAACAACAAGGTGACGTTGCACAACTAAAGAACATGAATGCAAAAATCAAAGACCAAGATATAGCAGAAACAATAAACTCCGCCATACTCAATAGGAGATTCCGACACAAACAAGTAATCGGCGATTATACTTACAAAGCATCAGTTGAAATGTTTATGGGTGAGCCGTTATTGTCGATCAAGGCCTATGACGGCGATAAAGAAATAGGTCATATTCTGTTTGAAATAATTGTAAGATCTCCAGGCGGGAAGAGAGATCCATCCGCGGATTACATAGAAAGCGGCGGCACTAAGGTTGATCCAGCATATAGAAACAAAGGTGTGGCATCCACAATGTATGCGTATGCCAAAATGTTAGGCAACGATGTTCGACCCAGTTACAATCAAACAAGTCAAGGCCAAGCAATGTGGGCGGCTTGGAACAAGGCAGGCGATGCAAAGCATTTGATCGGTACGGCTGCGGAATCCACTGTGGCGGAGAACTTTGCTGATGGCAAAGTCAAGGGCAAGAGCCGCCCTGGGCGTGTGAAACGGTCAGGTGCCAGTTGTGATGGCAGTGTAACAGAACTACGTGCTCGTGCAAAGAATGCATCAGGTGAAAAGGCCAAAATGTATCACTGGTGCGCTAATATGAAAAGTGGCAAGAAAAAATGAAGATAGGTTTTTTTGGAGACAGTTTTTGTTCATGTGCGACCCATCCGGCATATTCCTTTACAACATATATAAAATTATTGCAAGATCATTACCATGCTGAAATAGTAAATCTTGGGCAAGGTGGATCATCAATCTATGACCTGCTGATTCTTCAGTTGACACCATTTATCAAATCTAACACAGTGCCCGACGTTTGTGTGTTTACCTGGACTGAACCACACCGAGTATTCCATCGAGAAATCAGAACTATTACCGCCGCAACAGCCACATCAACTGATCCAGATCCTGTAATACAAGCAGCCAAACATTATTACTTGAATCTTGAAGACTCAGAACTTGATGAACTGAAATATCGTGCAACTTTACATTATGTTGACAATGTTATGCTGCCTGCATTGCCTAGCACTACAAAAATAGTACACCTATGGAGTTTTGGGCTTCCGTACAATTATGAATATAGAAATCCCGATAGCTTTGCACCCGGCAAAGTGCAATACTATCATACCTGGAAAAATGGTGTGGAAATACGTCCTCCAATGATGGTACTGGCATCCGAAGGACACAAAATTGAAGATCTAGATGATCGTCCCAATCATCTAATAGGCCAAGAAAAAAACAACCGCATGTTTGAGATAATCAAGCAAGCAATTGATTCTCAGTAAACTCCAACTAAATACGGTATGGGATTACAAAGCGTTCAATTTGAATATGAAGTGCATTGCGACTGGACTGGCACACCGCCTGTTTATCGCCTATATGTCAATGACGAACTGTTTACTGAGCGCACTTACATATGGAAAAACAAATATCTTGAAGAGTCTGTGTCAATTGAAGCACTGCCCGGAGATTATGTTGTTCGTTACGAATTGCACGGCAACGGAACGCTGACTGCAAAAAATCCACAAGTTACCATTGGCACAGCAGAATTTGTGGACAACCATACGCTAAGGATTCCGCATGCGAGCTCATGAAATTATGGAAAATGCCAGTGCAGGTGCCACATGTGCAGGGTCAATTGCTCCTGTTGCAAGCACTCTAGGCATGGTGTCAAGAAACGGTGGATCAATGTTAACAGGTAAATATGTAACGGGATCGGATCCCACACCAAACACACCTAAAGAATACAAAAGGAACAAGAATGCTCGCGGACAGTTTAAAAATTCTATTAGCAACTGAATATGCTTTCAGTCTCAAGGCACAACTGTTTCACTGGAATGTGGAAGGTCCTGACTTTGCGCAATTACACGAATTTTTTGGCAACTTGTACGAAGAAGTCTACAACAACAGCATAGACAAAACAGCTGAATACATACGTGCATTGGGAGACTATGCACCCGGCAGTTATGAACGCTTCAGCGAGCTTACTGTGATACAAGGACAAACAAAAATCCCACGTGCCCGTCTCATGATTGAAGAACTGTTGGCCAACAACGGACAACTGCTTGAATTACTCAATGAAACATTTGCCACAGCTGAACAAGAGAATCAGCAAGGCATTGCAAATTTTATAGCAGAACGCATTGATGCTCAACAAAAGCACGGCTGGATGCTGAGAAGTTTCTTGAAAGACAACAGAGCATGAGTTCATCAGCAGACATTAGATCAATACTTGATCGCTTGGCCACTGTGGAGGAAGGCAGACTTACTCCTGTCACGGTCAAACACGGCCTAAACAAACAGCAAAAGTCTGCAGACCAATTGCCTGCGCTGTTCAAGCCCCGAGATATCAGTCCTACACTGACTAAAAAACCTTACCAGAAGCATCCAATGGATGGCAAACTGGTTGGTGACTCCATCGAGCCCACCAAGAGTCCGTTGGAAGAAGCCATGCAAGAAGTTGAAGAAGACATGCTGAGCAAAGTCAAACGCACCTTTGTGGATTATCTTGAGCGACTAGAAGATGATAACAAAATTGACGGACATTTGGTACGCAAGGCCAAGGCTGAATTAGATATTGCCAATGACCCAGATCCTGAAAACGAATCTGAGATAGAAGAAGATCCTACCCAACAAGATTTTGATGTGGTGCCTGCACAAGCACCTGTTGAAGATCCTACGCTGGCAGAAGCACCTGTAAAAACCTATCCCATGGAAGATGGTAGCATGCTAGAGTGTTATGGTGATGAATCACAAGGATTTGAAATTCGCCATGGTGAGCGCCGATTACCCACACGTTTCCGCAATGTCAATGATGCCGACATGGCAGTAAAGATATTCCAGAAGCGTAACAACAAGCCACAAGGCAATCAAGATTATTTGGAAGAACGTTGAAATGATAGTAGATCAATTATTCACAACCTACACTGTAGTTGGTAAAAACAAGCAGTTCTTTACAGAGGGCCGTCATAGATCTCTGCTTAAAGAAGATGTAACTTATCGCAAGTTCCATAATCTAAGTCGCATGCTGGCCGAACGCAAGATGAGCGAAAAAGAAATTCTTGACTTGTTTGCGGCCATTGAAGCAGGTGCCAACGCCACAGGACAAAATCGCACAGCATTGGGTCGAGGCAAAGATGCTGTAACCGGCGCATATACATCTGCCAAGGATGCCTTTAATAGTGTTATGAGTTCTATTGCAAAGTCTACTCCTGTTGCAGGTGTTGATGCGGCCTACAATGATGCCACTGGCGCACTACGCGATGCAGTTGGTAATGACAGCAAGATTATGAACGCAATCAAGAAGTATCGATTGCTAGCCAAAGAATATCCCAAGACTCAGATGTTTGTTAAGATGGCACTAACTGCTATTGCTGGTATGGCCACGGGTGGTGCAGGCGCAGTTGCTATTGGTGCTCTCATAACCGGTCTTGATTCGGCCATCAGAGGCGATAAGCTATCAAGTATCATTCCTAAAGCCGCAGGCGGCGCACTCTTGGCTCTCGGAGCAGACGCAGTAAATTCCGCATTATCTGCCCCAAGTGGTCCAATGGGAGATCCAGATTTTTACAACAACACTCCGCTACCTGCAGGCGATCCAGATTTTTACAACAACACTCCGCTACCTGCAGGCGATCCAGATTTTTACAACGACCCCAGCAATACTCCACCTGTACCTGGTGAATATAGTGATGCCGCAAATAATGCGTACCAACAAAATCCTGACCCAAGTGATGCACCTGTTGATCCCAACACTCGTGCTGATTACACTCAACCAGGTGCAGGCAGTGGCACATATACTGTGACTGCAAATGACTTCAAAGGACTTGGAAAAATTGCACAGGATAATGGAATTACTGCACAGCAATTATGGGATGCCAATCCTCAGATCACTGATCCAAACAAAATTTTTGTTGGCCAGGAAATTAATATGCCTGCAGCCAGTGGTGAACCAATAAAGAATGTGTGGCAAGGGTGGGAAGGTCCTACTAAACCCAATGCACCAGCAGTTGAACCAGGACCAACAGACACTGTACCACCAGCGTCTGCGCCAGGACCGCAAGGTGATCCAAGTTTTTATAAAATAGATTATAGCAAGCCTGGACCAGTCACTACAGACAGCATGGGACAAAAACTTGAATATGGTATACCTGTTAATGACCAGGGTAGCTTTAAGGCTCCAAATCCTGGTTTGCAGGCCGAAGAACTTGCTGGACAAAAAGCGGCTTACGACAATTGGTTAGCAGACTTCAAGAGCAGATTTCCAGAAGCAACCCAGCAACCTGATGGCTCGTGGAATGCTGGGAAGCAGGGATTGGCACCAGTATATCCATCTAATATAAACCCAAATGCCACAGCCGCAGATCTGGCCAATAGTCCATTTAGACCAAAAAATGAATCGATTAATTATAAAATTATTCCTGCCGATCAGCTGATTGATCAGAAGCTTACTGTGATGGCCTGGGCCTTGAACGAAAGTACAGGTCGTGCACCTACTCGCAACATACACCTGACACGCAAAGGTGTGTTTACTGTGATTGAAAACGTTGACCGTCATCGTCGTGCATTGCTAAAAGAACTTGATGCAATGGGACCTAGTCGTGCAAATATACCTGCTGTGCCTCGTCAAGACATGCCGGCAGCAGACCAGACTGGTGCAATACAGCCTGGTATGATTGGTCGCGGATTAAAGTGGCTAGACAAAACCGCTGGCAAAGTTGGCGGCTACCTTAGCAAACAAGCACAAAACTTCACACGTAAAGTAACAGCCGCCAAACTCAAGACAGAGTGGGAACAAAAAGGCCACTTTACTGATTCAGATCAAATTGCTGCCTTCCTTGCTCAGCAAGGTGTACCACAAGAAGTTATCACTGATGTATACGGCAAGATGGGTATTCCTTACACAGCACCTGCTACGGTTCCTAATGGCACACAACCACAACAACAAGGGGCCGGCGGTGCCGCAGATTTGCAAACAGGTGACATCTACAACATTGATCCATCAACCGGCAAACCATACGGAAGAAACAAACTTGCGGCCGACCTGGCTGCAAAACAAGCGGCCGCTGCTCAAACATCTAATACACCTGCTCTTACTGGTGGTCCAACTGCTGGATTACCGCCAGCAACTGGTTCTACTCCTGCGCCGGGCAAGATTACAAAACCAAATAACACAACGTCGTTTAATGCTACCAACGTAATGCAAATGCCTGGCATGGAAAAGTATGCCAAGACATCTACAACAGCTCCTGCAAAGACTGCTAACTTTGGCGCAGGCCCTGCTGGGTATGGCAAGACAACAACCACATTTAAATCACCAACTGCCCCGGCGGCACCTAGTGTGCCAACAGCACCTAAGGTCACAGCAGGTGGTCCAACAAAAGATGAACTGGCCAAGTACCAGGCAAAACTTGCGGCTGCGGCCAAAGCACAACCTGTTGCCGAAACTATTAAGCAAGTGAAAAAAATGTTGGAAACTGTACAAACCAAAGACGATGTTGCATTCATTAAAAAATACATCAATCGACAGTTCCAAGGACCGCTTAGTGAGTCAGCTGATATGCAACGTAGTCACTTGTTAAAAGAAGTTACCAGAATTGGTGCTTTGCGTAGAAGAAATTACAGCCAGCAACTGGCCGGATGAACACACCTTAGGACCGGTACTTGTTACCGATAGTGTGGTCCGGCTGCTGGACTGGCGTAACGATTCGCTACCGTGAAACCTAAAGTGAGCATTATCTCTCCAAACTTGTTGTGATTATAGCACATTGCGTGTATACTTACACACAAGGAGTATTTTATGTCACAACCCAAAACTTTCAACGGCGATCAAAAGATCAAACTCGTACAAATCATCAACGAGGGCATGCAGGTCATGCACGAAATTGACACGCTTCAAGGCGGCCTCAACGACACTATCAAGGCAATTGCAGAGGAACTGGAAGTCAAGCCTGCTATTTTGAAGAAGGCTATTAAACTGGCACACAAGGCCGAGTTTGGTAAAGAGAAACAAGACCACGAGACCTTAGAAACAATTTTAGAAACCGTTGGCAAAACTTTATAAATATCTGTCTCAACAGCGAGTCGCTCACGTTACGGGCATGAATCACGGCTTACCGGCCACAAACGGAGACTATGAGTTATATTGACGCACTATTTGATCGTGAACACGATCGCATTCATGTTGTAGAACGCCGAGACGGCGTGAGGAAATACCAAGAGTATCCTGCCAACTACATCTTTTACTACGACGATGCCAGAGGCAAGTTTCAAAGCATCTACGGCACACCTGTCAGTCGTTTCAGCACCCGCAACAACAAAGAGTTCCGCAAGGAAGTTAAAATGCACTCCGGCAAGCAATTGTACGAGAGTGATATTAATCCTATCTTTCGTTGTTTAGAAGAAAACTACAAAGACCAAGACGCCCCAGAACTCAATGTGGCATTTTTCGACATTGAGGTAGACTTTGACAAAGAGCGAGGTTTCTCGCCAGTGAGTGATCCATTCAATCCCATCACTGCAATCTCAGTCTACCTGAACTGGTTGGATCAATTGGTCACACTAGCTGTGCCGCCCAAGGGATTGACCTGGGACACTGCACACGAGCTTGTGAAGGACTTTGAAAACACCATGCTGTTTGAACGAGAAGAGGACATGATCAAAACATTCCTGGACTTGATTGAAGATGCAGATGTGTTATCAGGTTGGAACTCAGAGGGCTACGATATTCCGTATACTGTGAATCGTTGCACTCGTGTGCTGAGCAAAGACGACACACGCAAGTTCTGTTTGTGGGGACAACTGCCCAAGATGCGCATGTTCGAACGCTTTGGTAGCGAGAGCCAAACATATGACTTGATCGGTCGTGTGCATATGGATTATATGCAATTGTACCGCAAGTACACATATGAAGAACGTCACTCATACAGTTTGGATGCTATTGGCGAGCACGAACTCAACGAGCATAAGACACAGTTTGAAGGCACATTGGATCAACTATACAATCAACACTTTAAAAAGTTTATTGAATACAACCGTCAAGATACATTGTTGTTGCACAAGCTGGATCGCAAACTACAGTTCTTGAGTTTGGCTAGTGAATTGGCACATGCCAATACGGTGTTGTTACAAACCACAATGGGTGCTGTGGCAGTGACCGAGCAGGCCATTATCAATGAAGCACACGAACGTGGCATGGTTGTGCCCAATCGCAAGCAACGTCTAACAGATGATGACACACAGGCCGCAGGTGCTTATGTTGCGTATCCCAAGAAGGGCTTGCATGACTGGATTGGATCAGTTGACATTAACTCACTGTATCCGTCTGCTATTCGTGCCATGAACATGGGACCAGAAACAGTGGTAGGACAATTGCGTCCCATCATGACCGACCACTACATCAAAGAAAAGATTGCCAAGGGTGCAAGTTTTGCGGCTGCCTGGGAAGGCTTGTTTGGCAGTTTAGAATACACTGCTGTGATGGAACAACAACGTGGCACAGAGATCACAATCGACTGGCAAGATGGAACAGAAAGCACACACTCGGCGGCAGAAATTTGGACTATCATGTTTGATAGTAACCAGCCCTGGATCATGAGTGCCAATGGTACTATCCTTACATATGAGAAGAAGGGCATCATCCCTGGCTTGTTAGAACGCTGGTAT